ACTACACTTTTACCCGCTTTGAGTGCTTCCTCTCCCGTTTCTTTAATTTCCTTTTGAGTATCTGCTATATCTGAAATTAAATTCTTTACCTTTTCGGGGTCTTTACCGCCAAAGAAAGATTGCTCCTACGCTAGTTGAGCCTGTTTAATTGTTAGTACTATAGCATTAAAAGCAAGTTTTAGAGGAGTTATAGCTATAGTTAATAGGCCTTTAATAACCGCAGTAAGGCCAGAAAATCCGTTAGTAGCTTTAGAGACTGTTTCTACTACGTTAAAAATAACACTAAAAAACTTCTCAAATAATATTCCTATAGTACCTAGAGCAGTACTAAGGGCGTTCATTATTTTTTGATTCTTAGATATAGCGTCGTAAAATAACTTAATAGCCCCTAATACGATACCAATTCCGAGACCTTTAAGACCTACCCCAATAGCTTTTAATCCTTTCGAGAATATATTACTAGATTTACCCGCTTCCTTTTGGGCCTTAGCAGTATCCTCAAATCCCTTTTTACTCTTTTTAACTTGGTCGTTCATAGACTCTAGAGCTTTCTCGTTAGTCTCTACGACTTGACTAAGGGCCATAAAAGCTTCGGAGCCTGTGTCTTCCATTTCGGCCATTTCCTTTTTAGCCCGTTCTATCTGCTCTGTGAGGTCTTCTATAGTTATATCTCCTCTCTGTAATTTTATCGCTAATTCTAAAGCTACTCTCTTATCTGCGGCCATATCTTAAAGTTTTATTATTCTATATACTAAGTTAATTATAAGCGACGTCCCCTCGTCAAAAGACATCGCCGAATTTGTAGTTATTTTAAGCCCACTACCGAAGTGTATAGGCGTTGTATTATGTGGTATAATATTTAATAGGTCTGTATTATTATCTATATTAAAGAATGCACTCGGTATCTCTGCTAATAAGTGTAGCGATTCGTCGTCCTCTACTATATCTATTTTATGCGTCCCACTAGTTGCAGCGTTACCGTCTAACCTAACATATCCTCTCGTTACCTCGTAGAATTCATCTCCAGGAAGTGGAGGTAGTACCTGTATTTCCTCCTCTAAATTAGTTAGTACGTCGTAAGGTAGTACTATACTTTGTAACTTTTCTACAAATAGGCCATTAATATAAGCTTCATTAGACCTTATAGTATTAACGCTTGGGCTATTTATAGCAGTTATATTATTATCAAAGGCTTTGCTATCGTTACTTCCTACTATTAAGGAATTAGTAGAATTTAAACTTTGCTCTACATTATCTGAGGCCACTATAGAGCGAGTTCCCCCCTTAACAGTATCTCCGAATTGTAATCTATCTAGAGACTTTCCGCTATTATTATTAGGGAATCTAAGCAAATCTCCCGTAGGTATAGGCGTATCGTCTGCGTAATCTTCTATGCCTCCTCTTACTGGCTTAACTTCGGGGACGAATGCATCTTTAGGCTCTACTTTTAAGAATGTACATTTAGTGGTTTGCTCCGCTATTGCGTCGAAATCAGTAACTTTTAAGAGTCTCCAATAGCTACCGTCTATATAATAACTCTTCCTAAAGCTAAGTTCGTTGTAATCGTATGGCCTTAGTGCTAAATTACATTCTAAGATCTTACTATTTTTGTCGGTTATTTCCTCTATATATTTTTTCCAATATATATTATAAATATTATTGTTAGAGTAATTAAGAGTATATTTATTTCCATAACTAAAGTCGTAATATAATTGCTTAGGGACAAACCAATTTAAATCGAAGGTAGGATTATAAGGGTTATCTAAATGTCCCGCGTATGGATACTGACTGTAAGTAGTACCACCAAAAAAAGGTACTCCTAAAGACCAAGTTTTTTGAGTATCTAAAAGACCGCCCCAATACAATAGCCTTATTTTGGCCGTAGCTTTTGCGGGTTTATTGTCTTTGTCTACAAATTGGATAGACGAAAGTACCCTATCGTTATCTCCCTCTATAGTCTGTAAAGGAGTAGGAGCGAATATAGTAGTAATCGTTTTATCTTTATCTAAGAAGTCGTTTTCTACGTCTAGGGTTAACTGTCCGTAAACCTCGTCGTTTACCTTATTGTAAGTATCGTTTAGGTTATCCTTGTCTAGTTGGTCTTTGAATATAAACCTACCCGCGTCTAAAGCTCCTAGAGGCGATATTTTAAAATCTTTAGACCTATCTACTTTATGCTCTATATTTTCTCTTTCGTCTGTTAGGAAGTCTTCTCTAGTTTCTATTATAAGCTTATTCTCGTCTATAGGGTCGTTATCGATATATAGATTAAATCTCTTAATTACGCTACTTAATAAATCCGACTGCTTAATTTCTTTAGGGACTACTAATTTAGTCTCTATAGTATCTCCTATTCCTATTTCGGTCTCTAATAATTTAGCCCCGAAAGTAGAATCCGCTTTAAATATAAAATCGAAGTCGTTAAAATTGTTATAATTAGGGTAATAGTCAAAGCCTCCTACTTGAGTGTTAATAGAAATATGGCCTCTGTAATTTACTGAGCCTATAGCTAAAAAGTACTCTCTTCCCGATATTACGTTTATTTCTCCTGTAACGTAAGATATACTATTATTATCTATAGCAGTAACTGCCCCTATGCTACTGTCGTCTAAAATATTAGATATTGCGTTATTAGATATATCTAGGTTTATCTTTTCTTTAACAAAGTAACTACTCCCGCTTTTTTCTATTAGATATAAATTTACGTTAGCCCTAAAGTCTGCTAATACGGCGTCGGGGTCTGTATGACAAATATTTAAAGCCCTTGTAATATTAGAGTTATTATTAGTATATAGTAAATCGAAATTTACCACACCTTGGAAAGACATTTTATTACTTTCGATAGCGGTATAAATACCGTCGTTTACATTATATTCCTCATTACAAGTATTAAAGTATCCGTCTGCAAAATCAAAAGCAGCTTCAGCACACGCTAAATTTTCGACTACTCCTCCGTCTGCTATAACTCTTTTTTCGTACCCAGAAAAGCTACTATCATTATTAAATATTAACCTACTATTATCGCTATTACTTAAGTCGCTAAAGTCTTGACAGTTTATTAATTCATCGCTTGTCCTTTGTACATTAAATTCTCTACACAATATAGCCGAATTATCTAGGAGTATCTGACCACTTCCGTAAGGAATTATTAATCGCTTAAATAAATCGCTATTTAAAAAGGTACTATCGTAAGTATAACCCGCTTCGCTTAATATGGTATCTATATACTGCTTTAAATATATAGAGGGCTTAAAGTCTTGAATACCCCATACAGTATAATTACTTCTACCTCCTAAATCAATCATAGGATATACATAACCTTGCCCTATTGTAGCTGACCAACTATCGACAATATTATTACTCGTCCAAGAGTGGTCTAAAGAGCTTAAATCTAAGTCCTGTAAGTATTTGTCTCTTATCTTCTCGAATAGGTTTCCTATCTTCCCTGTGGCCTGTATCTCGTAATTAATTAGGCCGTCTGTGTTCGTTATGGCCTTAAGTTGGCAGTACCCATCTATAGCAGTTACGCCGTCCTGTATTATCTGATAGCTAGTCTTTAAATTAGGGTTAAAAGTTTGGAGGTCTATATTAACGTCGAAAGCGTGTTCGAATATCTGATTAACGATTCTATTCTCGGGTATAGTAATAGTCTTACTAAAGTCCGTTAAACGCTTCTGAGGGTTATTTACGTCGTAAGCTTCCTTAGTTAATGGGATAGGCCCTTCGTTATGAGGTATAGAATAACCCGCTATTATATGCTCTATTACCATTGTCGCTTATCTGAGTTGTCTATTTCTATTTCTAGTTCCATAGAGTAAACTTCTCCGTTCTCACTTTTAGAGTGTCTATAACTGTTATTAGTTACGTTTACAGATACAAAGTTACCGTCGTTTTTCCAATAGACTTCGGGAGAGGATACTAAATCCTCTAGGCCTTCTACTTCAAAATCTTTTAATAATCTACTAGTTAACCTAAATTTATCCATAGTAGAAGTATGAAAGGCCCTCTTTCTCTGAGCGTATGTATTATGAGTTATCGAACTAGCCCCTATAGTTCTAGTGTTATATTTAGCGAAGTTCTTTTTTATATCTGTATTCTGTTGAGATTTACCGCTAAAAGTAAAGCTATCATATCCGCCCTTTCTATTTAAGTAATGTAGTTCGAAATCTGTGTAGGTATTCTCGCAGTCGTCTATCTCAAACATTATCGTTTTTGTGGCCCATACGTCTTCTGTAAAGTTTAATATTCTTAGAGCGTAATATTTTACGTTAGTCATTACGGGAGTGCTGCCCCAGGTATGAGAGGCTATTTCCGAAGGGCCTACGTCTAACGTATATAATCCCGCAGTATTTGCCGCGGTCATAGTAGTAGATAGAATAGTAGTAAATGTACTATCTAGCGTTTGTAGGTATATTTTGTATGTGTCGCTATTGCCTCCCCTCATAATCCAAGACGCTTGATATTTTTGAATAGATCTAATTTTTAAGAAGTTATTTGCTTTGCTTAAATTAAACCATTCGGCTTCTTGGTTAAAGCCGTTTAAAAACTCTTTGTCTGTTTCGCTACTAGCGTCCTCTACACTGTAGTCAAAATATTTTTTAGTACCTCCGCTTAAATCTGCCCACTCTATATACTTAGGAGAAGCATTCCAACTAGTAAAGGTATTACCACTTACCGCAGACCCTTGTAAAGCTCCCGAATAGTATTCTTGAAACGCTATTTTAAAGTCTGTTAAATCGCTCTGTGATACGTCTACTGTATCTCCCGTTAAGATAGAATAGTCGCTAGTTACAAATGACTGTATAATATTTTGGATATCTGTAACGACTTGCGTAGCCGACGGAATAGTATTTAACTGAAGTGTAGCTATTTTAGTATTATCTCCGCTAGGGTCTGTAAATAGACTCGCTATAACTTTAAATCCGCTTTGCGTAGTATTTGTACTACTGACTAGATACTCTATAGGAGCAAAGCTAGGCTCGGGTATATTTGTCGTCGGTTGGTCTTGAATTGTAAGGGCCATACATATATATATACTTAAATGGCCGTATAAATTTAGGGTATAAAAAAAGCCCCTCATTTCTGAGAGGCAATTTTAGTTTTAATTTATGGGTTTAACTATAATTATATACTCTATTAATTAAATCTATAATAAGGTCTCTTACGTTTTCGCCTTCCTGTATTTCACAGTTCGACTCTATAAACTTGCCAATTTCGATTATAGTACCAAAAGAATCGTTATTCTTAGATACCTCTTTAAAGTGGTTAATAGTGTCTTCATTCCAATAGTATTTTGTTTGTGTTTCTTTCATTATGTATACAAAACTAATACAAAATATTTAAATATCGGTAATACTTAGAATATATTTTTTATATTGTACTAATATTCTCTTTTCAAATTCTAGTATTTCTTGGTCATTTATTACGCTAGAATAGAAGTTAGTAGGCTCTAGTCCATTCTCAAATATACTTCTAGCAATAACAAAAGCTATAGATTTTCTTATCTCTTCTGCGTCTCTATTTTTACCCGCCCTAGTATTCCTACCTTTAAATCCTCTTTTAGACTTAATATCTTCAAAAGTATTTATCCCTCTATTTAACATAAATCGACGTATGGCCGAAATAGGAGGCATTTTATTAGTATATTTAAATCTACTTATACCTGTGTTTCTTTTAGCCCCGCTCACTCCTTCATCTAAGAATTGGTAATAGTCTGGCATTGTTATAGTAATTAAATACCCTTGCGAAGTTATCTGTATAAGATTTCCCTTATTTTCTCCTATAGCGGCCGCCGTCCCTCCTTGGGAGAATGGGTAGGCGTCTTTAATATTCTGCATTAATTCGTCAACTATCTTCTGCCAATAAGAAGCTAGTATGTTTTCAAATGCTTTTCTCTCTTTACTTGCCATTATTTTCGTAGTCGTTTTTTTCTACCATATATGCCCACCAATTTAGAAACTCTATAGCCCCTAATTTTGTAGCTTCTTTTATACTTATATTATGTAGGTCTGCCATAGCTGCTATTATACTGAAGAGTCCCCATCGTTGCCCAAAAGCTCCCTCGTCATTTCCACCGTTTCCCCCATCCACTTTCGTAAAGAGGCCTCCGAATCTAGAAAGTAATCGTTCCAAAGATTCCAAAAAAAAACAAAGACATTCCAAACCTCTTCTAAATTTACGTCCTTAAAAAGGGCCGCTCTTTCTGTTAGCGTTAATTTATCGTCTCCGTACTCCTTACCTTTTGGCCTACTCATAGCAGCGAGTAGTAAATCCATTACCTTAACGGCTTCGCCTTGGTGCTTACTTCTAATATTTATAACATCCAGGAGTTGGCCACTAGTTAGTTTATCGGGTTTATGTTCTAAGTGGTATTCAGTACCGTTTAAAAATACCTTATTCTTTATCCGTATTTTTTCTAATAGCTTTACATTAAACTCCTGTATAATTTCTACTATCTTCTTAAATTCAGACATTTTAATCTTAGCGGCCTCTTCGTAGGTTATATTTTTTAAAGCAGCTACCGCGTAAATGTTCTGCTCGATTAAAGATAAACCCTCGTCTATGTCGTTTAACGCTTGGTATTGTCCTACTGTTATATTATATGACTGTATACTGTCCATATCCTTTTTTACTAAATTTATGCATTATTAAATATCTTAGGGCGTCTATAGCGTGGTTATATTCGTCTATAGGTACGTTAAGGCTATCCCCGTTCTTATTTACTTTCCATTTATATTGTTCAAGCTCTTTAATTAGATTAACGCTAGAGGCGTGTACATTTATAGCGTAGCCTTTTAGTAGGTTAATTCCGAACATAACAGAATCTTTACCCTTTTTAACGCCGTCTATAGTCCATCTAAGACGCCTTAACTCTTCTATACTTTTAGGCTCTGCCGAATCTGCTACTATTAAAGCAGACTTACTAACTCCTAGAGCCTCCATTTTTGAAGATATATCTTGATTAGTTAGGCCTGTTTCGTAGATTAACTCTTTAACGTATAGTTCTCCGTCTTGCATTCTAACCTCTAATAAAGTGCTAGGGTCATTAGTAAACCCAAAATCTATCCCATACCCTATTAAATTCTTATTACTAAAGTCCTCGTTTAGTATATACCACTTCTTAAATATAAGGCCTTCTATACGGCCTGTTATACCTCTAGCATAAACTTTCCACAAATCTAGATCTTTGAATTTTAGGCCCTCTATTTTGTCCCTAATCTTATCGCTTAAAAAAGGGTTATGTCTGTGGTCTGAAATTATTAATTCTGTATTTGGAAGGGGTATTATTTTATCGTGTACCCAGAAACTAGTGTCGGGGTTATAATCTATATAGACCTGTTTACGAGTTCTAAGCGATAACTGCTCGTATATATTGTACTGTATACCGTTAGCCTCATTTACGAATAGATAATCTCTCTTACCACTTTTAGCGTCTTGGTCATTATCGTAGGAATTAAACTCCATAATTGAGCCATTCATAAAACTAAATACTCTATCTGACCTGTTATAAAAAACTACCTGTTGCTTTATAGCGTCGTCTCCGTTATGGATGTCTATAGCGTCTCTAAGGGCCCCTACTTTTAAGTTTGGTATGTCCTGGCCCACTACTGTAATAATACAAGTCTCAGAAATGGCCTTAGCAAAAAGCACCTGTAAAATAGCGTACGTCTTTCCCGAGGAAGTGCCCCCTTGGTTTACTACTATATCCTTAGTAGAATTAAAGTTTTGTCGATATAGGGAAGAGGTACTAATCAACTATGTCTTTCTCATTAGACGCCAAAGGGACGCCCGTATCTATTATATTAATATCTAGAGACTTTATAGTAGTCTCCTGTTGTACTTCTGTCCTTTCTATATATCCTCTTTTTTTACCTTTAGTCTTAAGATAAAATATAGTACTTGCAGTACTTCCGTCTTGTATTTGTAAATGTAGTTGAGATTCTGCAAAATCTAAAGCGACATCCTCAATACTATTTACTGCTTTTTTATATTCCTCGTCTGTCTTAAGCCATTCATAATGAGTAGTCCTCCCTATACCTACCTTCTTACAGGCCGAAGTAACTATCCCTAAAGAATGCTCTAGAGCTTCTAGCATTGCTTTTTTATGTTGTTCGGTTTTGTTCATATTCTTTTACCGCATTTCTCGCAGTGTTCTAACTGCTTATCTCTGTCTATTTTATCTTCTGGGCCTCCTAAATCAAAAGGGAAGCCTTCTAATCCCCAATCTTTTAACTCTTCAGAATCCCACTCATTACCTAATATCTCCCAGTCGTGGTCGCCGAATCCTATATTATCTGCTATAATAAATCTTTTAGACTCTTCGTCTGTTAAATCGTCGGCTCTTCTTACCCACTCGTTAGGTATATTAGTATACCCTAAAGCTATTAAGGCCTTATATCTCATATTACCCGCTAGAATAGTATTCTCATAATCTACTATAATAGGTCTGAGCCTCATCATTTTAGGAAATTCCCTAATAGATTTTTTAAGCTTCTCGAATCTCTTATCTTTTATCAAACGAGGATTCTTTAAATTAGGCTTTATTTCTCTAAGATTCATTTAAATACTTATCGTAAAGTTTTACTGTATGTTTATATATACACTTACCGCAGCCCATATCGGGTCTATAATTAAAGTCGTTTTGACATAACTCTACAAACTCGGCCTTTAAATGTTTGCTAATTCTGCCTCCTTTTTGCTTATATATAATTCTTATTTCTTTCTCTAAATCTTCGCTCATAACGATTGCAGCCTTTTTTCGTTCTCTTTTGTTAAATCGTATTTAATAGTTACGTCCTCTTTTAGTTTTAATCCGAGGTCTACTTGCATAGTATGACTACCTTTTATTTTCTTAATTGCAGACGCCCAGTTATTATTATATACCTTTAAAGAGTTTTTATTTGTCGAGAGTAAATTATAAGGGTTTACCGCAGAGACCATTACAGGCTTAGCAAAGTATCCCGCTTCAATCATTTTTAATTCAGACTTAAAAGAATTAAAAGTATTATCTTGCAGAGGTATTACACATATTCCGCAGTGCTCGTAATCGGTAGCGTAGCTATTAACTTCTGATATCTGCTTTTTAATAGCGTTCATTCTCTTAGGTAGCCTAGGAGATTTTACTAATAGTTTTTCGTTGTCGAATGCGTCGCCTAATAATTTTAGATCTTTTAAATGCGTTGAGCCCCCCGAGTAGAAAAACGTATCGAAATTTATACTCAAATCCTCGTAAGCGTACTGCTGCTCTGTAGGGTCTAAAGCGTTTTTAACTACTATAACGTTCTTATTATACTCTCTTACCTTATCTGCTAATATCGGAGTAGTGGCCCATACCATATCTGCGAGTTTTAAATTAGCTACTATACACTTATCTAGGTGGCTCTTTTGATAATAATGTCTCATAGGGTGGCCTTTAGGTAGTACCCAATAGTCGTCTATATCGCAAATTATTTTAATTCCTTTAGCCCTTAATTTTAAGAACGTCTCTTCGGGTTGCATTAGGCCCGATATATTTCTATTATATACAACGTGTGTTACTCCCTCCAGGTTATTAAAAAATTCGTCGTCCTTATTTAAAAGTACTACTATTTCTATACCGTAGTCTCGCTTCATTTTAGCGAATGGCATTAAAAGCCTGTGATAACTAACTCCGTTTATACCTCGTATTATAACGGCTATTTTAATCTTATTTTCGTACATTATTTTAAACTGCTTTTTTGCCCTCTTATAATCGTCTCTTAAAGTTCGATATCCTATAGAGGCCCCTTTATGGATTTGGGTAAGGGTTTCTCCGTTGCTTATCGCTCGAAGTATATTAGCGTAGTAGTGATTCATCCTGTCAAGAACTTGCTCGACTTCGGGATGTTGTGAATTTTCGTTATCGAAATAAGGGTCTTTCTTATTACATTTCTTTAGCCATTGGTTACGCATAACCATAGCAAAATACCCTTTTAAGTTTTCTATAGGCGGTTTGTTTAGACATATTTCAAAAGCAATAGAGATAAGCTCTTCGGCCTCCGACTTATTATTCGTTAGCTTTAGAGCATAATCTCTAATACTTGAATCAAAATATATCTCTTCTAATTTCAAAAAGGGAAGTTATCTTCTGTAGAAGTGGCCATCTCTTTTTTAGGCTCGGGCTTCCAAGTGTCAAGTTCGACATATGGCTTTCCGCTTTTACCTATGTTAATTTTTAAGTTAACCCATCCTTTGTCTGTGTTATTCTTAATAAACTCTATAGCCTCTTCTGCTTTTAAGCTAAGGCTACCTACTACCCATTCGGGCGAATTTGGATTCATCTTAAACATAAATCCGTCTGCAAATACTTTTGTTTGTTTTTCCATTATTTATTTTCGTTAATAATCATATATAATAATACGGCGTAATTAGCTAAGTCTAACACGCTATCGTCTATAGATTCGTTAT